GTTCTGCTGGTGTGTTTGTTTCTGCAGCTTCTGGTCTATCTATGGCTGTTGGCGGCGGTACGATATCAGCTCTTGTCCTTGGACAGGTAACGGCATAATGATTAACTATAAGGACATAAAATGCTAACTTTCACCCAAGCTTATAAACGAGCAGCTGACATGGCTGGTGTCAGTACCACTACTAACAGTCTTGCGTTGACAAACATTAAAGCAGACATCAACCAAGCCTTGCGTATATTCAAGAACGCATCACGGCGTTACTGGTCACGTAAGGAAGTTACGACTAGTCTGGTAGCCTCACAAGCTCGCTACACCTTTCCGCAGGACATGATACGCATAACTACTGTTAAGGTAACAAATGGCGGTCTGACGCTTCCTGTGACGCTCATAGACAGCGAAGAGATGTGGAACAGGTTGACACTCGTGCCTGCTATGACAGTCGGTATACCGACTATGGGATTCGTACGGGGTAACAATGAGCTGGAACTTTATCCTGTACCGTCTACAACTACGGCTAATGGTCTGATAGTCAGCTACGAGCCACGGCTGAAAGACATGAGCATTGACGACGCTACCCCAGCAATTACTGTGACTAATGGCTCAGTAACCGTGGCCGCCGCTACTAACCTCTTCAATGCCAATATGGTCGGCATGAGCTTACAAGTTACTGATGGTAGCGATGGCAACTGGTACCCGATTGTCGGCTACACCAGTCCAACAGCTATTACACTAGAGAATGTCTACCAAGGTGCTAGCTCAACAGGAGTAGCTAGTCTGATTGGTCAGGTGCCGGATATCCCCGAAGATTACCACCTAGCACTTGTATACTTCGCTGCTTACAACTATTACCTGAAACGCAAGGATGCTGGTACGGCTTCCGGCTACAAGGCACTGTATGAAGACCTGTTGACGCAGTACAAGGAAGTATATGCTGCTAAGAGTACCGGCCAAATTCTGGCTGACGTCAGCGATTTCAGTTATAACACTTTTGGTTTACCACCACAAGGGATGACTAGCTAACAATGGCACAAGGCCCGAAAGACACTAATAAGCTAAACGTGGTTCTCAACAGTTTTGAGGGCGGCGAAAGTATTGACTTCAAGAACGGTGTGGCTAGTAGCTTCTACCAGAGTGAAGCCTTTGACTTCCGTTCTAAAGCCTCTCAGATGTCAGTACTGCCTGGCTTAACCGCTCTATCCGGTGCCTCTGCCGTACTGGTTGACCTGCCGGTAGATATGGTGCAAGACCCGACAGGGGTACGCTGGATAATTGGTGACCAAGGAAACCTGTATAAACTAGCGACTAATGATGTTCTGACCAAGGTTGCTACTACTACTGAGACAAGCGGCTACGGTATCGTGTATAACCAACTATCTGATTTCCTATATATTACCGGTCAACAGTCAGTCAGCATGTATGGGCCGTTGTCTAGCAGTCCAGCTCTCAAAGATGCCCAGTTTGCCAAGTCTGCTAGTAGTGCCAACGGTGTCGTGAACCTCTATGACCCGACTACGACAAGCTACAGCGGTTCAGCTCGTAACAACATGCTGACACTGGCTACTACTACTGGGGTAACGGCAACAAGTCAGGTAACGACGAACACGACAACGCTGACATACACGACGCCAACCAGCATACCGGCTGAAACGGTACTAACAGGGAAGTGTGCTTTTGCACCTGACTTAGAGCCATTCTACTCAATTGCTATCTATGTCGATACTGTCGGTACTGGTAACGTCACCTTGACCTTGCACGACGGCTTTAACAGGTCGTTAGCGGCAATTACTATCCTCCATGCTGCCTTAACAACTGGCTACAATGAGTTTGTATTTGCTGCCCCCGGTATCCGGTCATTTACCGGTGCTATTCAGTCAGGACTGAGTGCCGCCTACCATTGGCACGTTACAAGCACTATAGCCGATACCAAGGTGCGTACTTTGACAACTGTAGACCTCAGTACGGCTGATATGATTCTGTTTAACTACCGGATGGTCAAGACAAACAACGGCTGGCACCCGGCAACTATATTTACTGGTAACGGCTTCTTGCTCTGTATTGGTAACGGCCAATATCTCAGTACCTATAACTTTGCCAATGATGCTAACCCGAGCAACTTCGTTTACCAGCGTGAACGTTTTCCAATTGACGCTGGCTATGAGATATGCGGTTTAAGCGTCAATAACCAGTATCTAGTCATTGCAGCCGAGAAACGGAGCAGTAGCACGGCACATGCCTACCAAGAAGGTGCATTGTATTTCTGGGACGGTCTGAACCCGACTTATAACTTCAAGATACAAATACCAATGGGAGCACCGTATAGCGTCTACACATTTAATAACATTACCTATTTCATTGCAGCCGGAGCATTATATGCCTGGGGTGGTGGTCAGCAAGTTATTAAGGTTCGTCCGATTGCTTACCAGAATACTGATTATCTTGGCACAACAGATACCACGATTGTCAATCCGCACATGATGGCACCACGCTATAACCTGCTGATGTGTGGCTATCCATCGGTAACGACTAATACGTCGCTGAAGTATGGTATATACTCCTGGGGTTCGGTTGAACTGATCTATCCTAACAGTTTCGGCTACAGCTATGCTATGAGCCATGCCACCTACAACTACTCGGCTGCTAACAACCTGCAAATCGGTATGATTATGAACTTCGTTGATACCATGTACGTCGCCAGTCGTAAAACAGTTACCGGTACGACTACTTACTATCTCGATACCGTTAATAACAGTTCTACCCCTGCTGCTACGTTTAACTGGTCAAGTCTGATCTATGATGGTGGTGTTCGCTACAAGCAGAAACAACTAATGCGCTACAAGGTTAACTTCTTGCCATGGCCTGCTAATGCAACACTGACAGTCTGGTATGCCCTGGAACGTGGCAGTCGAGTAACGGCTGACCCTATCACAAGCACCGCTTACTCGCCTGCAACTGGTGACACTAGTATAGTTATAGATATCGCCCCCGGACGCTTCTACGAGGCTCAGTGGGGCTTTACAGGCACCTGTAGTAATCCTGCACTGCCGCCAACTATTACCGGCGTAACAGCTGAGGTCGATCCGCTACAATCTGAGATTGACCTGAGAGTAGATGATCAGTTAGAGGGAAGTTAGTTATGCAACCTAGTAGTCAGAGTCAGAACTTAGCTGCCAATACCACTGGTGCTGCCTATGAGATGTATACCTCTACTTTTGGTAACATGAACTTTGCGATCCAGCCGAGCATGACAGGGGAGGTCAGTAACACTTTTGGAACCGTACCATACGTCTCACTGGAAAGTATTATCTACGCTCAGCAAACTAATGCGCAGACTAGCCCTATCAATATTCAGTCTGGACAAAGCCAGGGTAGCCAGAACATACAGGGAAGTACAACCATTCAAGATAGCAATGGACTAACTCGTATGGTAATGGGCTACAGCCCCTCGGGGTACTAGATGCCACTTACAAGTCCCTACACTAATAATGCCGCAACTCAAGCCCCTGCCTCGGATGTCGGCTTTAAGATTAGCAAACCAGGTTATGATGCTACGAGGACGGCCGGTAGCAATCTGGTATTCAGTAGCAGCTGGCCGAGCTTGCCGATAGCCTTTGAAACGACCATTACTAGTCCAGGAAGTGCCACAGTAGCCCACAACCTCAAGTTTCCACCGTTGACGTTTATCTGGGCATACGGAAATGACCCCAGTGGTATTGGGACTATTAGTCGGCGGTCAATTGGTACTGTTGATAGCACCAACGTCTACAACGTACCGACAGGGGTAACTAAGGTAAATATTAAGTGTTTTCAGCTGGATATTTCAACTGACATAGACTACATACTTGCCCCAGGTGATACGTTCAAGTCACCCTATGATGCAAACTTCGGTATTAAAGTTGTCAAAGCCGGTTTAGATATTAATAGTCGTGACCTCCGTAACTTCACGCTGCACTCACGGGCACAGAGTCCATTGATTCTAGCCGTTAAGACTGAGAAAACTATACCATCAGCTAACTTGAGCACTGGTATTGGCAATGTAATTCAATACCAGAACCCATTTAAAACACCAGTCTGGGTATATGGATTCGTTAAGAGTTCAGCCAGTAAATATACCTATACACCGTACTACAGCCAAGCCTATCCCCGAACATTTACAGATGGACTGCTAAGCTATATCGGTTACACTGGTACGGATATTGGTGCTAGCCTGGTTATTCTCCGTGACCCGATGTTTGCAGCAACTCAAACTACGGTACAATTCTAATGGCATCCGATGGCTATGGCATAGTCATATCGGCACCTGGTACAGATGTAGCCGGAGCGCCTAACAATAAGGTGTTAATGGACACCAGCAAGCCATTCCTAAAGATAGATACTCAAACAACTACCGGCTTCCAGACAATCACTTTAATCATTACGACTGATCCGCCGGAGCCAGTCAACCCGGTCACAGACAGGTATACGACAGTCTATCAATTTGCGCATGGCTATAAGTACGTGCCCTCAGTCGAAACACTGTTCTACGTCACCACAGCCCCGCCAGGAGCAACCTATAGTCAAACATACTTCCAGGACTGGGGGATAGTCGGCGCACACACGGCAGATGACGGAGCCTATCTTTACTCTGTAGCCGATGCCACGAACGTTTATTTTATAGTTGATAAGTTCAATGATCAGTCTGGACTAGGCTCAGCTAACCTGCTAACTGGTACCAATGTTAATATCTCGGTGCATGTATTTGCCGACGACACTGGGTTCTGATATTATGTGATTATTCAGGCACCTTAGCCCCAACCGGCTTTTGGTGCTTTTTAATATAAGGAACCTATGAATCCCACCCTACAAGCTCAAGCATCTCAAGCAGCCGCTCAAGGACAATCACAGCTCGCTAACTATAATAATCAGGCAGCAACATCTAAAGCCCAGTACGGTACGTATCAAGCTGGAGCTGATCAGGCTAAGAATCAGGTTAACGATTATACCAACTACATGGCCGGTGCCGGTAGCGGTACGAACCTCTACAACAGCGAGCTAGGCAAGCAGATGACTAATGTCGGCTATGACCCTAATCAGATGACTGCTGCCCGAGGTAACTTGAACCAGGCTACTGGTGCATTATCGGCATACTCGGACTTTGCTAACACCGGTGCATCTAAGTTTGGACTGAACGCCGGAGGCTTTGCTGCTGCTAATGCTGGTGCACTTGGCGGATTGAACAATAACATCTCTGCACAGCAAGGCGTAGTTAACGGTCTGTCAGACCTCTATAAGACCGCTCAGACAGGTGCTAACCAGTCAGCTGGACTTGGTGTGCAAGGTGAGCAGAACACGCTCGGCGGCTACCAGAAAGTCTACGAGGATGCTGCTAACCAACGTGATCAAGCAGCTTCTATGATGAACTTCTATAATGACCTGGCACAAAAGCAGGGCGGTATGAATGCTCAGCAACAGCAGTATTACGGACAAGCTCAACAGGCTTACGCTGGCGCACAGGCAGCTATGGCACAGGCTGGCTTATACGCTGCACAGGCAGGACTTGCCAATCAGCAACTCAACAACACGGCACAAGACAGGGCAGCCTTGGCAGCTAAGACTAGTGCAGCAGCTGGTGAATCATATAATAAGGCTAACGGTATGTCATGGAACGGTCAGCTTGACCCAACTAATGGCGCACAAATTATGACGGCAAAATTCTAATGGATCCACAATCATTTAGTCAGATGATGGCATCGTATGGACAACCACAACAGGCCGATCAAACAGATCCTACGCAGCAAACAAATAGCGAACAAGCACCACAGCAAACAGCTCAGCCACAACAGCACGGTAATTGGTTTACGCATCTCATGCCGACTATCGGCGGTATCGGTGGTGGCATTCTTGGTGCAGTCTTCGGGGGTGGTGTCGGTGGTATCGGCGGTGGTGCAGGTGGTTCAGCGCTTGGTAAAGTCCTAGAGAATAAGATAGAGGGGCAGGGGGCTGGTAACGGTGTCTTGTCTAATGCTTTACAGGGTGCTATTGGTGAAGGCGTCGGTGGTGCTATTGGTAAAGTCGGTGGCGGTTTAATGAAAACTGTTGGTGGTAAAGCCGAGGGTGTTGCTGATAGTCTGGTCAAAGGTCAATTTACCAAAGGGGCACTCAAAACAGCTGATGCGAACGCATTACGAACAGCAGGGGTAGCAGATGCGAGACAGATACCCCAGATAGCTGATATGGTTACAGGTACTAACGGTGCCTTGAACCAAGGTGTTATAAGAGGACTGGGTGAATCTGATGTTCCAGCTAACTTATCAGGACTGGCACCACTCGCTAAAGACTTAGTGTCTCAGAATCAAATGCAATTATCAGCATCCTCAATTCCTGATATTAGTAAGACTTTGAACAGCGCATTGTTAAAAGCAACCAATCCTGATGATGTTACACAGTTGGCTACCAAAGGGGCAGGGGGACCTGTAAACATATTCCAGTCTGGGGCACTCGGCAATGTACTACCTTCTAATGCTTTCGATGTAGCTAAGAACTTCGAGACATTAGCAGCAAGTGCTCGTAATGCAGCTTATGACAAAATGGGTGCTGTCATTAATCCTGACCAGTTAGCCAAGTCTAAGATATTTACAGGTCTGGCCGATCATGCTAAGCAGGCAGCATTTGGTGGTGATACACCAATCCCGTTATCAGTGACTAACAAAGCTCAGATAATCAGTGAGCTTGACCCATTGAGAGGAGTTAACCCTGCTGCTCACGCTACACTTGTCGATCAAGTCAATAACGCCACTAATTTGCAAGACTTACGTGGTTTACAGGCTCCATTTGTGAAGGGAAGTCAAGCAGCTAAAGCAACTGATTTAGCCGCCGAAAGGGGAGCTGGTACTAACGCCAATCAGGTAATGAACAATCTAACTATTCCTGGCGCAATTGCTGGTGGCCCTCACGGCATGATGGCTGGACTTGGTGCTCAGATGTTACGCTCTCCCACAATGGATAGGGCTGCTATTCCATTAGTAGAAAAGGGCGGATCTATCCTATCTAATATCGGCGGTGCTACCCTCGGTAAAGCAAGCGTACCTGGTTTGGCAGGTGGGGCAGGAGGCGTATTATCAGCAACCTCAAATAATATGTTACAGAATAATGGTACAGTAGGAGATACTATGCAACCAGCTAATCAACTTGCTCCACAACCGACAGGGCAGCCAGCTAATGATCCGGCAACAGCACAGATGTTATTCGATCTAGGTTTATATAGTCCTGGTGCTCTAGCATCCATCGCACCTAATCAGCAACAGGTACAGAATGTCACTAATGCCAATGCTGCTACCACAGCCTTACAGGGGCTTGGTAACGCTCCATCAGGCGGTATACTTAGTAGCTTACAGGGTCATCTAGGAATTGGTGGTACAGGAGAGTATCAGCGTAAGGCTGCATCTGCGGCACAACAAGTAGCGGCTGCTATACCAGGTACAGATGCTGGAGCTATCGAAAAGCAACTAACTGATTATATGGCTGGTGGTGGTAACATTGATGATGCTATTAAGGGACTACTTGAAAGACTTGGCGGCGTTATGAAGTCGAACCAGGGAACTGGTATTGGTGGTATTTTAGGTGTAAATGCAGCACCGCCGCAGACAGTTACTAGTCAATTACCAGTAGCTGCTCTTTAATCTCGGTTAACAATCCAACCGTAGAATAAGAATGCTGCTAAGAAACCGAAGAATACTAACATTCTCTCATATTAGCATAAGCAGTATTATTTGTCAACAGACGGAGCAGGGGACTGAGCAATTTCTTCCGGCAACAGCTTAACAGTCAATATCTTGTCCTCTTTCTCTAAATCAATCTCAAACAGCAGGTTAGTGTCATGCGGATAGCCTAGACGATTCGTACTAATGTAATACAGGAATCCGGACATGATTTTTTGACCATAAGTATGGTATTGCAGGGTAAGGTTGAGCAGGCGAAGGTACGTAATTTCTTGGTCGGTTAGTGAGTGAGTTTGTATATCCTCATTATCTTTCTTCAGTGCTTGTGATTTTAGGGTTCCCATATTATCTCCGTTTACTTATGTAGTCTTTTTAATAATGAATCATAATGATATTTAACCAAATGTTCTTTTCTAGTAGTCAATACCAGGTTAGTTAAAGAATTATGATCTTTTGAGAAATCTTTATGATGAACAATTTCATCATAGTTTAGATATCTGTCTAAATGTTTTTCTATAACTAATCTATGCTCAGCTACGTAACCCTTATTGTCTGAAAATGGATGATTAGGATCATATATATGAATGTATCCAGACTTGTCAATAGTCCTTCCACCTTTCCAATGAGCTGCTTTTGTACCTATTCGTGAACCGCGCCATATTAAATTACATTCTTTACTGCAAAATTCATTTGTTAGTTTCTTCAATTTATATGGCATTGTGTCTATGATTTTTCCGCATGTGCCACAAGGTCTTGTAGCTCCCTTTGACTTAGAGAGTCTTATTTTCTCACGAATATTCGTACGCTTGGCAATATTCTCGTCTCCTGATAAAAATAGATGTTTCATTTTCTTTTTGCTATCTCTTCATCCGTTGGTAGGAAGCCATACGCTTCGCTGGCACTTTCAGTTGGATAAGCCGTCAAAAATTCGGGATTTACTTCGCCATTAGGCAAGTACGGCTGCACTAACTCGAATTTGTGATCTGCACGCTGTCGGTCATGGTCTGAAGCTTTCCAGACAGATGTGGGGCGGGGAACTGCATCTTGCATAGTGGCTTGTTCCTTATGATATTTACCAGAAGAATCAATAAATCCCATTATCTGCCTAAACCTTCTTTCTCAATGGCTTGCTCAGCTTCCCACTCTACACGTTGGGGGGTTTTTGCCTCGACAAGCCCTATAGGCATATCTGTCTCGTTGATATCATGGGGTGGGGAATACTCGCCCATAGTAACCGTAGGTGCCTGCTCTGCCCTTGCCTGCCCTTGCAGTGTTCGTATTTTGTCTAGTAGAGCAACGTGATACCGACCAATGTAATAACCGCCAGTACCACCAAGCAGTAGAGTGAATAGAGGAACCAGAATAAGCGCATAGTTCATCAGTCCATCTTTTCTGTGCGGTCACTTAATACAATACCGCTGCTAGTAGTCAGCAACTTAGCGGCTATACTGGCAGCATTAGTAATAACTTCCTTAATAACTAGTGCCGGGTCAACCACGCCAGCCTTGATCAGGTCAACTGGCTTATCGGTTACATTACGGAGATCAAAGCCATGACCAGCTGGGGCATCCTGGACTAGAGCTAGTAGTTTCTCGGCATTGTAACCGCCATTACTAGCTAATTGCTTAAATGGCGCTTCGTAAGCCTCTTTAAAGCCGACATCTAGCCGAGCTAGGGTAATTCCACCACCTGCTATAATACCGTCCTTCAGGGCTGCTTGTGAGGCTGCTACGGCATCAATGACACGGAGCTTGACTTCCTTCTGT